CTGTTCTATATCGCCTTTTAAATACGCCTGGCGTAGTGCGCCTATACCACTAGGTACAGCGTCGTTTTCGTCTACATAGTCTTTTACGTAGTCTATTATAGTCTGTTCGCTGTATAGGCTATTATTATATACTACATACTTACCGTTAGCGTGGAAAACCCTACTATTTACACTTCTTAGTACGTTTTCTAAAAATTCTTTTACGTTAAAAAATTCGTAGTCGTCGCTTAAAAAAACGCTTTCATTTATAAAGGTATTTACATACGTTAAAAATTCGGATCTAGTTCCAAAAATATCGTATATGCTTAGTTCGTTATTTATAATAACGTCTAAACCTAGCCCAGTTTTATTTAGTGCAGCGCAAAGTATACCAGATAAACTAGCTTGTATAACTTGTAGCCCTGTATTTATACTATAAAAAGTGTTATCTACAAAGACGTTATCTAAGTCGCCTAAACCGTCTATAGCTGTTAGCTGTATTGCCTGGGGGTTTGGTGCCATTAATTCTTTAAACTGGTCGCTAAGTAGCCAGCCAGTCCAAAATAGCGTGTAGTCGTAGGCATTTTCTTTTAACTCATTGTCTATACATTGTTTAGCTTCTACTATACCGCCGTCGTTTCTTACTCTATTTGTAAATAAATCGCCTATAGTTTTTTGTGAAGTAAATTCACTACCTACGCAGCTAGCAGCTTCTACTATACCGCCGTCTTGTTGTATTCTATTACTATAGTCGTCGTTAAAAGACTGGGCTACATATACTTCTACTTTGTATTCGCGTTCTGGCTGGTTAAAAAAGTCGTCGTAGTTAGTGTCGTCTGTTTGGTATAGGTTTATGTTACAAGTACTACCAATTATAGGGCTGTAGAAGTCGTCGTCGCCGTCCCATTTTATTTTAACTGGTTCAGCGCCACCTACTAGCGGTAGTATATCGCCTGTATATCCATCTTTTAGAATATCTAAACGCCTACCGTTCCCTTCGTGGTCTTCAAAGTCTAGCCTAAATTTTACGCCGTACGCCATATTTTTTTATTTAATTCTACCGCGCTGTTTTTCGGCGCGCTGTAGTGCTACTACTAAGTCTTGACCGTTTAGCCTAAATTCCCCACCTACGTTTACTTGCTGCGCTTGTCTGTCGCCTATTATATTTTTAAGTTTATCTAGTGGCGCTATTACTTCTGGGTTACTTTTAGCGCCAGCATATTCGCCCATAAGTCCTAGCGTAGGACCGCTTACTATACCGCCATTTGCAAACGCCGCTATAGCGCCGCTTCGTGGTCCGCTTTGACCGCCACCGCCGCCGCCTTTGCCGCCTTTGGCTATATTACCAGCTGCGCCTTTTACCAGACTACCTAAAGCTATTAAAGCTATACCAGCTGCAATAGCTACAACAGGGTTTAAACTTTTAAGTGCAGTTACTATACCTTTTAATGTTATACCCATACTTATAGCTAGTTTACCTAAGTTAATAGCCATATCGCCTATAGTACCTAGTACAGTACTAGCTAGTGCGTTAGCTAAATTACCGCCGTTTGCTATAGCTTCGCCTAAAGCGCTGCCTATTCCCATAGCCATTTGCTGTAAACCGCCTTGCACAATAGGCGTCATTTCTTCGTTAAACTGTATAGCCATTAGCTTAGCTTCGTTAGCTTTTTGCTGTAGTATACCGTTAGACTTTATTAAAGCGCTTTTTAGGTCTTCGTTACTATTTTCTATACTAGCAGCTAACATAGCTACAGGATCGGCTGCTGTAGTTATTTCCTGTCCGAACGTAGCGGCTATACCCATATCCGAACCTATTGTAGTAGTAGTACCCATAGCCGTACCAGCTGTAGCACCTAGGGCGCTTACACCACTTAAAGGCTTTCTAGTTTCGCCGCCGCCCATAGTTGGCGTTGTTGGCGGTAGTGTTCCTGTTTGTGTTCGTTGTAATTTTTTGTTTGCTTCCGCAGCTTCATTTACTACTTGTATTTGTTTTTTATATACGTCTATTTCGTCCTGTACTAATTGTACCCTATGCTGTCCGTCTTTATAGCCGCGTTTAAATAGCTTTTGTTTTTTTTCTTCTAGTTCATTTATTTTTTCTGTAAGCTGCGCCGCGTCCATTTGTTCTAGCGCTTCCTGGTTTGCTTTTTTCTGGCTTTTTCTATAAGCTATAATAGCAGTAGTAACGGCTGCTATAGCAGTAGCTACAGCTAGTATAGGGTTAGCTACCATAGCGGCAGTTAATAACCTAAAACCGCCAGCTGCTAAACTTAATAAACCTGGTAGCTGTCCTAACGCTATAAGCATAGGACCTACAGCAGCTACTATTCCAGCTATAATTAGTATAGTTTTTTTAGTGCCTTCGTCTAGTCCCATAAACGCTTTAAGCGCTTCGTTTACTTTTGTTACCATTTTAGTAAACGCTGGTAGAAGTATTTGCCCTAGATTAGCGCCTATTTCTTTTATACTTTCAGAAAATATACGCATCTGGTTAGCTGCGCCGTCTTGCGTTCTAGCGAAATCGCCTTGGGCATTTCCTGTATTTGCTATTACATATTGATAACGCAGCGTTGTTTTTTCCGCTTGCGTCATTTCTTTAATGTTCTTTTTTATACCTTGGGTTAGCGCAAACTGTTTTAAGTTCGCTTCTGTCATTACTATACCTAGGCGCTTTAAACTTTCTGTTTCGCCAGTAAATACAGCAGCTAGCGCAGTAGTGGCTTCTTCTATTTGTATATTTTTAAAACTTGCTAAGTCGCCAGCTAAACCTACCATACTGGTAGACATAGCCGCAGCCGCTTGGGTAGTTAAACCCATACTTGTACCCATATCGCCAAACATAGCCGCCATATCTAGGGCTGTACCTTGGGCTATACCAAACTGGGTTAGCGTAGTTTTAGAAAATTCTTTTACACTTTTACTACTACTTTTAAAACTTACGTCTACTTTGTTTAGGCTTTCTTCGAAATCACTAGCTAATTTTATAGCAGCGCCACCAGCAGCAGCTATAGGTAGCGTAAGTCCTATACTTAATTTTTTACCTATACGCGTGGCGTCTTGCCCAAACTGTTTTAATTTAGCGCTAGACTTTTCTAAACCTTTTACTAGCTTATCGCTTTTTGCTTCTAGTATTACCCTTAATTTTTGGTCCGCCATAGTGTAGAATTATAGGCGTAAAAATACGAAATTTTTAGCCGTTGTAATTTTTAAACTAGTTTGTAGTTCTACTACCGCCAGTTTTAGCCTTGGCTACTTTTTCTAAAAACTTTTCGTAGTCTTCTTTAGTGCTTTTAGGTTTGCCTTTTTCTAGGTATACGTCAATAGGTAGCGGCAGCAGTTTGTCTGGCGTTATCATTTGACCGCGTTTAGTACAGTTTAGGTTATATAGCATAGTCGCTACATAGCGCGTACGTTCCCATTCTAGGTAATTGTTTATAGTGTGGGCTTCGCCTAGTAGCTGGTTTTCGTTCCAGGTGTTAGCCCAAAAGTCGTTAGGGTTAATTCCTATTTGACCTATATAGTAGTCTAGTAGATCGTCCCAGGTTAGGGGTTTGTTTTTTTTTGCTGTTTTGTACTAGCTTGTACGTTGCGCTTTACGCCCATATTTAGGTCGTTCCCTAGTAGTTTAGTTTCCATTAGCGCCGCTACTATATCGTTTAGTTGTTCGCTTGTTAGGTCTTCTAACCAGGCGCCTACAGTAAATTTATTGTAGTCTATTTCGTTATTATTTTCCTGGTCGTTTGCTAGTATTGCGCTGTAGATTAAATCGCGTATAGCACTAAGGCTTAAACCTTCTGCAAAAATTTCGCCTATTTTATCTAGTGGTATGTTTAGGGCTTCTGTAAAGTTAGCCCAGAAATTCATACTAAAATGTAGTGTACGGTTTTTACCGCCTAGTTTTATGGTGTAGTAACCCCTTTTTCTGTTTGCCATATTAAATTTAATTAGCCCTGGTCCCTTACGCCAGGGCTGTTAGTTTTGTTACGCTATTGTGCTAGGTGTAATGGTTCCAGTAATAGTAATAGAACCACTATAAGTTACTGGGCTTTCCATTTCAGCGCTAACTTCTAAGCTGTTTAAGAAACCAGCACCGCTATAAAGTTGATCGCCACTTGTAGACGTTCCAAACTCAAAAAACAATTTTGTACGGTTAATTAAAAAGTCGCCTAGTTCTGCTGCGTTTTGGCTGTCTGTATAGTCTACCAAACCTTCGAACGAAATTTCGCCAGAAATTACACCAGCAATTACTTCCTGGAAGCCGCCGCTGTCCTTAGTAGTCGCTTCTGGTAAGTCGTTAGATAAAGATATTGTACAGCTTGTAGTGTGTCCTATATTCGCTTCGCTGCCGTCTGTAGCCGAAACTTTTAAAAGTAAATCGGTTCCGTTAAATACTGTGTTAGCCATAGTGGTTTAATTTTATACAAATATACGTAATTATTTTTTTTAGTTTACTTCTATTATTTTCGTTAGTTCTAGTTCTAAACTATAGGTAGTAACACCTTCTGCTGGTGCTATTTGTTCTACAGAAGTTACAAAACCATTACCGTTTACTATAAAGTTTTCGCTAGAAGACTGCATATAGAATTCTACTTTTTGGCGCGTTACTAGTAAGTCTACATAGTCAGCATAACTTAAATTGTCTGTATAGTCTACTAAACCTTCTACCGATATATTACCGTTTTTAACGCCTGGTAGTACTTCTAAAAACCCTTGGCTTTGCTTATTCGTGCTTTCTGGCATATCTACGTTTAGGCTTACGCTTACGTTAGTACTGTGTCCTAGTGGTAGTTTGGTGTCTTCGAACGCATCACGAACGCAGTTTAACGCTTCTAGTATTCCGTCGTCTTGTTTTACGCGTTCACTAAATAGGGCTACTTTTGGATCTATATCACTTTTGTATAGTAAAAAGTTTGTACCGTTTATAGCAGCCATACTAGTATATTAAACGTAGTTAATTCCGAAAAACGTATGTACGCCGTTATCTTCTATTACTATTTCGTGCGGCGCCCAGTCTTCTGGCTGCTGTTCTAGTTCGTGCCATAGTACGTCTACGCTGTAGTTTTCTGCAAGTACAGGCGCAGTTACTTCTACTATTTCGCCGTCTTCGCCTTCTTCGTATACGCCCTGTTCTACTACTACGTTACCTAGTTTTACTATAGTATGTTTGTGCGTTGGGTATATTTCGCCTTCTTCGTTTTCAGCTGTAGGTAGTGCAGCTATTAGCGCATCCGCAGTTGCTTCGTCTGTAAACTCGTATTTTTTAAATATATATTTCATTGTATTAACTTGTTAATTGTTGTAGTTCTGTGTTTGTTAATTCGTGATTAAATATTCTAAAATCTTTTATATTACAAGAATTTGTACTAATTGACCTAAAAACACCAATTATATAATCAGTAAAAGATGTATTAAAGGAATTATTTGAACAATCGGTTTTAGTAGCTTCAAGTTCGCCATCTACATATAATTTTACAGTTGTATCGTTTAAAAATAAAACTGCTACTTTATGAAATCCATCAGTATATGTTGAAGTTGAAGTTAAAATATTTTCTGTTCCCTGCGGTCGTGATAAAGCTAGTATTTTATTATTACTTGCAAATAATATTGAATAATAATAATACTGATTTGATTTGTCATAAAAACCACAAGTGCCACTCTCTTGTCCTAAAGTATGATTGCCCTCAACATACATAACAAAGGGATAAGATGTTGGTACATTAGGTACTGAATTAATTTCAGAAGTTTCCGCAACCCTCGTTACAGCACTTCCTGATGTTGATATATACGAAGTAGCGTAGCTTGCTGCTTCGGCTTGCATACCGAATATGTATATATATTGCCCTACACTTCCTGAAACTGTTACATCAATAAATTTGCTTGTATTTGAAGTGTCTGTTGTAGTAATTCTTTGCCATTCATCAGTTAAAGTAGTACTTGTAGCTGTTCCGCCTGCAATATTAATAGAAAAACTATCAGTTGTTCCTTTTTTCGCATAAATACTAAAAGTCGTATCTGTACTTGTAGATAAATCGGATTGATATATTCTTAATAAAGCA